CTCATCTTTTGAAGCTCTTGAAAGCACAATTGAAGCCTTTGAAATTGCAGCTATTCCGTCCGATGTTTCGGCAAATTTCGCATTTAAACCTGCAATTTTCTCATAACTCATTACTACATCGATAGTACTCTTTTTCGTGTCCTTTGCGACTTGATTTATCGATGCTGTATATTTGGCAAAGTCTTTATCCGATAAGTCGCTTACAATAGTCCTAAATGATGCAACGCCATCCTCGTAGGCTTTTAAATCAGTTATAGCACTTCCTAATATTGCGCCAAAACTTAAACCCAATAGTAATTGGGAAATATTACCCATTTTGTTAAATAAACCGTCGATTTTAGTATTTACTCCACTTACTGCTGCTCCCGTAGTCTTTGTAAAAGTAGAAACGCCCGAAGTCATTTTACTGACAACGGACGTAAACTTATCGACAGCAGTAAAAACAGTAGGTATTTTCATTGTCGCTGCCATGCTACTTAAATTTTTGAATTTTTAATAATTTCTTTTAATCTTTCATACCAATATACTAATCCATGAAAATCAATATCATCACAATACATATTTGATATAGTTTTAGGTGTCCAATGATAATAGTCAACAACGGATTTAATAACATTATCGACATCGTTAATTGTCCACCTTACATAAAAACAGCACTCAACTGCTGTATAACGTCGTAATCTTCACGCTCGAATTTATCCAATTCAGCAGTAGTACATCCGATAACGTGAGCAATTAAAATTAAAGCATATTTTGCCGTTTGCTTTTGTAAATCCAATCCGCTTGCTAAATCCGCTTTTGCATTTGGCTTAACTCTTGTTTTGAAATTTACAACCGACCTCGAAATCTCGCCACTATCATTTTTAATTGGATGCACCAATGTATAAGTAGGTACAAATTCTGAATTGATTTCTAAGTTTCCACTCATAATAGCTTCCAAAATATCCAAATACTCGTCCGCTAGTTTGTCATCTGAAACGGGTTTTTTTACCCATTTATGAATAAACTTTTTTAATTCCGCTAGTGCGTTTTCTTCGCTAATTTTTACTTCTTTCATTTTTATTGTTTTTGAGGTTTAATAATTGATTTAGATTTTTTCTAATTTTCCACCGCCCGAAACTTTCAAAGTCATAGTTCCAGCATTAGTGTCATATTGTTGGTCGCCAACTGGTCGCCCTGTACCTTTGTAAACCGCTCCAGTTATCAAACTAAACGTCCAAACTCCATCATCTGGATGCGACGACAAAGCATCTAAGGTTTTCATTTCGTTATCGCTTACAGTATCAACTGCAACAACTCCCTCAACTGACCATCTTACTCGATTTAGTTGTGGCATATTTTGACCGTTTGACGTTACTTGATTCGCATCGTCATTGGCTCTAATTCCACCCCTATCAATTGTAAAACTTTCATTTGATTTTGGAAAAAAGCGAAACTCTCCCGTTGTGTGTTGGCATACGATTTCATCAACGTCGCCAAATATAAAATTTGCCATTTTTTAATTATTTAAAAGGTTAAAATCCCGCTTCCGCATCAGTACTTTCAATTCTCGCAATTCCAGTTCTTTTGTATCTGAAAAGAGTTTCAAAACGATTTGGATTTGTAGAACTGATTTGAACAACTAAACTATCTTTTGAAAATTGAGGGTCGTTTATAAGTGCTTTTTCAGCTAAATCCTCAAATAAATCAAATAACACAGCCTTCCATTCTCTAGGCTTAATTGCACCGCTTACAGTTACGTTTTGATTGTCTAAAACTAATGTTTTATCACGTAATCTAATCGCTTCTAAAGTAGTGTAACTATCCTTAACATTCCAATCCAAATTAAGATTTCTACAATAACTGAATTGTAAAGGAGTTTCTCCGTCAGGATGGTACGTTGTTACCAAGTCCATAACTTTATACGCTCCATTCTCTAAAATAACAGTTGAGCAACCTGCTTTTACAAGTAAATCTCTGTTATTATAATCCGCCATATCGCCAATATTTCCATCACTTGGAACTGGCATATCCGGATAAGCTAAATTGTTTACATCCAAATGTGGATTGTCTTGCATTTGTCTAGCAAATAACGCTACCATATTTGCAGCAGCTTCCCAAGTAAATCCACTTGAATTTGGAGCAGGACAAAGAACATTTGTAACTTGTTCAACTCTTGCGTTAGCATCGGTAATAGCTACTAATCCGCTTCTAGTATTCAATACACTACCAAAAAACGCCATAAACGGTTTAAACACCGTAGCACTCCATCTACCCGTAGGATTGTCAACTGGAACACCGTTAAACGTTTCAAATGTAGCTAATGTATTTGATTGTACTGAACCGTAAGGATTAATTACGCAAGTGTACCAATCATTTTGGAATTGCACCAAACTATCAGCTAAATCTACCGCACCAGTTCCATCAGTAGTATCTGAATTAGTGTAAGTCAATCCAGCTGAATTGTCGCCATAATCAATAACGATATTTACTTCCGCAGACGTTGCACCTTTCCATTTTGTCGTAGCAGTCATAACTCCTAATGTATTTGCAGCCGTAACTGGCGCACCTAATACAGAATTAATAGCATCTTTGATTTTACCAGCAATAACAGTAGCGGTATCTCCAATAACCACGCTATACGCTAATGTTTGAAAGTTAATTGTATCACGTCCGTTAATAACAACAAAATGCGTTGTGTTTGCCGTTGCCGTGCCTGTCACAGTCCATTCGATTTCAGTAGCCGTAGCCGCTTCATCTGTAACTTGCGGAAATACAATAGTTGGTATTCCTCCAACTCCATCCCCACCATTAACTGGTCGCAAAATACTCATAATTCTATGAATTGGCGAACCATATCCATATAAGTCCGCGGCTTCTTTTGCGCTTGTAACTTCTCTTTTATCAGCGGTTAATCCGCTTTGATTTGCTGTGTTGGCTTCTCCAAAAACCGCAATCATTTGAGGTAAATTAGCAGTATCATTTGTAAAAATGCCTTTTCTAATTTTATAACCAGAAACTCTTGAAAGCCTTTCAGTACCTACAGCATTTGAAATTGCACTCATAATTTTTTAATTATTAAATGTTAATTTGAAACCTTTTTCAGTTTCATTGATTTTGATCGTCGTATCGTTCCCTTGTAATTCAATTGAAGTCCACATTTCTTGATTTTCTTGTATTCTAACTGAAAATGTAATCCTAGCAAATTTTATAAAATTAGCATCGCCATTGCCATAGGTTAATTGATTTTGTATTCTTTCTACCATAGTACCACCGATTAAACCAGGTGCGTAACCTAAAGTTTTGTATTTAGTGCTTGATAAAATCGAACGCATCATACCTAACCATTTCAAAGTTAGAAATCTTGAATTATCGTCGCCACTTAAAACTAAAGTTTCATCTCCAGTTGTGTACAAATCAATAAAAAAAGTAGTATTTCCTTGTACGTCAAATTGATTTTTACCGTTGTAATCGATGTTATCTAGTCCAACTGAAATAACAATCCCTTCGCTTTTATCGTAAGCAGTTTGACGTTCGATATAAACACTAAAATCATCGCTTAAATTTTGCAATGATTTTTGTTTTGTCAACTCCTCAAATAAGATAACCGCTATTTTTTCAAGCACAATCTCAAATCCTTGACGTGGTATGATATTTTCAATTATTGAAGCCATTATTTAAAATCTCCTAAAATTAAAATGATTAATCCTAATGTTTCATCTGGCATATTTTCACGAACTACATATTTTTTGGTTATTCCAGAGCTATCAGCGAACGAAATAAAATATTTTAGTAAACTTATTTCGCCATTTGATTTACGTACCGTAAAACCTAAATTTACTAAGTCAGTTTCAGAAATACAAACGTGAACGTTTTTTGAATTTGTTGGATTTCCATCCGTATCAAAGCTAAACCAATGCTTTGTAGCAAATCCAGTTAAAATTTCAGTCTTATCTTGTGCAGGGGTTTGCACCGTTATTAACGTTTCAAAACCTCCCTTTGTAACAAAATGACGACTATCTCTTTTGGCTAACTGGATTAAACTACTCATGCTTTATTTTTTAACTTGATTTTTTTTAGCAACTAATTTTTTAACTGGATTTTCAGTTTCTTCAACTTCAATTTCCAAAACTTTTTCATCAATTACAACCTCTTTGATGAAACCACGCTTTACAAGTTCATCCGCATTATCATGCAGTTGTTTCTCGCTTACTATTGCGCCAAATTCAGCTACCTTTTTATTAGATAGCTGAATTGGTGCTTTTACTTCAAATGTTCTCATTACGATGCTGACGTTGTCGTTAATGTATAAATTCTGTCAACTGATAACGGAACCGCTAATGGAGCTGAATTTAGAATGTATTCCCAACTCATTTTTTTAGGGTCGATAACGTCGTGAACTTCATAAGTAGCTTCAACATTTCCAACATATTGACCATCGTGAACGTTACCTAAAACAGCAGGTAATGCACCATGACCAGTGAACCCTTGGAAATCTGACGGCAACAAAATTACTTTGTTTGCATCTAAATAACGTACTTCGTTACCTTCCGCATCTTCGTAAGTTTCGTTATAAGTCCAAAGATTTACGATAAAATCCCCAGCTCCAACTTGACCTTGGAAAACTAAACCAGAAACATTATCCATTTGTGGCATTTGGATGTCAGTACGATTAATATTTCTGATGTCCGCTTCGGCTTTAACTTTTGCAGATAATTTGAAATTATTAAACGCAGTTGAACCCATAATAGCATTAACAGTTGATGCTCCAGAACGTCCAGTATTTCTCAAAAATTCGCAACCGTCTTGTAAATCTTTTACAGGGTCGCAATCAGCAGAAACCGTCCATCTTGCAGCACCAGTTAAAGTTTCAAAACTTTCGGCTTTACGTTTGAAATCGATGTTATCTCCATTTTTCAAAACAACAATTCCAGTTTGTAGAATTTGCGCTCTTTGAAGCTCTTTCGCTCTTTCGATTTGGTCTTTCAAATGAGTTAATTTCGCATCAGCAGACTGCAATAATGACGTTCCTGTAATTTCGTTTGGAACTGTTCCCATTCCAAAAGTAACATCATAGCTTTCGCACGACGTAAAATCGAAACTTAACGAATACATTGGCGGAATGAAAATCTTTTCAGTTGATTTACTGAACTTATTTCTAATCGGATCGGTGCAACGTTGAACGTCAACAGCTACCTTTTTACCTAATCTTTCAACTTCAATTGAAAATCCTTTTGTTCTTGTCGTTTTATCTGGGAAAAACGCACCAAAACCCGATTTTACACCTACTCTGTCTGAAAAAGTAGCAACTAATTGTTGTGTAAATCCTTTACGATGTTGATTTAATCCTATCATGGCTTATTAATTATCAAAATTTGTATTTTCTACTACGTTATCACGAACCACGAAACCAACCGCATTAAGAACGTCTTTTAACGTCTTATTTCCAACAACTGTATTTAAAGTAACTCCACTTGGCAATACTAATTCAGTGCCGTCAATTTCGCCACCAATACACATATTTACTTGTAATTCGTCATCAGTTCCAAGCGTTCCGCTTCCTTCGTAAGTCAAAATACCGATTACATCAGCTAAATTACTTGAAGTTACTGGAATTAAACCACCAGCACTAGCGGTAGAACCACCAGAAACGATATTTATAGTTGGATTCGCGCCCGTACCAGTTTCAGCTAAGTTAGTAACATTACCAACAGTAGTAGCCGTAAATAATACAGTTGCAATATCAGTAACCGCACCAGTTGACCAACCAGTTAACGCACCAGAATAAGTACCTAAAGAAGTACCAGCACCAGTAGTAGCACCATCTTCTAAATTTGCAAAAGCAGCAGCTAATTGAGCTTGTGTAGTTACACCCGTCGAAGTGAAAGTTAAACCACCTAAAATTTGAGTTTGACCAGCAGTTAATCCCGAAGCGTTAAAAACAACCGAAGCCGTTTCGTAAGTTCCAGCAGCTCTAGCAAGTAAAACTCCACTTTCTAAACCTAATGCAGCGGCATTTGTGTTTTTCAACAAACCACTATCAAAACTGTTACCAAAAAGAAAAACTTTTTTTTGTGTGTAATCCGCAGTCGATTGATTACGGGTTACATTTCTTTGATTTACATCTACTCCCATTTTTTAGATTTTTTTAGCAAGGTTAGAGTAAAAGTCGTTTACTTCTGATTGTGCTGCATCTTCTGTAGTTTCTGTAGCTTGTACAGTTGTACTTTCAGTAGTAGTCACAATCGTAGCGTTATCGCCTTTCATAGCTTCTAACATCGTTAGTGAGTTCATTTTTACCATTAACTTTTCCCTTTGGGATGGCGTAATAGCTTCGCCACTTTCGATACCATTAGCCACCATTTCAGGGTCGGCACTTTGGTAAGTTAACCAACTTGCCACTCGCTCTCGTTCTTGAGTAATTCCCTCTTTAACGATTTCAGCGTGAACCGATGGAAATTGACTTTTTAAATCATCTCTTGTCATCTTTGAATTTGAATTAAATTTAACTTTATTTACATTGTTTACTACAATCTTACTTTCGGTTTCCAACATTGAAACAACTTCATCAAAACTAGCAATGCCATCTATAAAAGTACCAATGACATTTTTTGAAAAATGATGCGCTCCGTCATCCCACGTTGTACTAGATAGTTGAGGTCTATCTTGAATTATTGAATTAAGGAAATTTTCGTTAATCGGGTCTAACATTTCATTAATTAATAACTCGTAATTGTCATTATTCAAAGCTTCCTCAATAGCTTTGCTTTTGTTTACTGATTTTGTAGCGTACAATCTCACTACTTTTTCGCCACTTTCTAAAGTCGTATTTGCAGCATATCCAGAAAATTCAATCATAGTTCCTAAGCTACCTACGATATTCATTTCGCTTTCTGAATATATCTTTTGGCAACTAGACAAAATACCATAACAAGCACTTGCTGACATCCCGCCTTTTTTTACCAATCCGTAAACTGGTTTAGTTAATTTAATTTGGTTAATGGTATCTTTCATTACTTGAACCGCATTACTAGAACCACCGCCAGAATTAGCTAAAATTATAAAAGCCTTTATTCTTTTGTCCTTAGACATAAAAAGCATATTTTGTGCTAATTGTTCCATTCCCACGGTACTCTCACCACCAGAAAGAGTAATTGCGCCGTTTAAATTTATAACTCCAACAGCTTCAAATTCATCTGAATTATTTAGTTGCCAACCGTATTGAATAGTTCTTGTAAAAGCATTATAAATTTGCGGACTATTGTATTTAGTTTCCGGCAACTCCAAAACAACACCATTACGATTATCTTTTAATATTTGAGATAACGAACCATAAGACAACGCATCTATACACCAAGCATTAGCCCCATAAATTTCCCTTTTTAATGCAAAATTCATAATGATTTATTTTAATTTCTCTACAAATATATATAATTTTTAATTCAAACAATAAAAATAAAAAAAAGCGTTCATTTCTGAACGCCTCAACTAATCAAATAAAAACCTCAAAACAATAAAAAAGATTATCACTTCAAAACTACAAATTTATTTCTTAACTTTTTTGTTTACAGAAAAAATAGATTTGTCAA